CCAAGTGGCGTTCAGATTGCTAACGCCACTGGTGCCGCCGCAGACGCAGATGAGGATACAGTAGTAAGCAAGCCTGCACCTGTTGCGGCTCGTCCTGCTCCAACTCCAGCACCTGCTCCACAAGCAACAGCTACAGCCGCACCTGCCGCTGACGCAGGCGGTAAGCCCAGCGTTGACGACATCCTAAAGATGATTCGTAATCGTTCAAATTAATTGAACATAAAAGAGGGTAGTGACCTACCCTCTTCTTCATCTATAAGGATAATAAAATGGCAAAAGCATTTGATGTCTCTAAATTTCGCAAGAGCATTACAAAATCAATTGAAGGACTCTCTGTAGGCTTCAATGACCCAACTGATTGGGTCTCAACAAACAACTTCGCACTAAACTACTTGATCAGCGGTAGTTTTACTAACGGCATTCCATTGGGCAAGGTAACAGTATTTGCTGGTGAGTCTGGTGCAGGTAAAAGTTTCATCTGTTCAGGTAACTTGGTTGCCAACGCACAAAAGCAAGGCATCTTCCCAATCTTAATTGATACAGAAAACGCATTGGATGAAAAGTGGTTACACGCACTTGGTGTTGACACAAGCGAAGATAAGTTGTTAAAACTTAACATGGCTATGATTGATGACGTTGCTAAGATGATTAGCGAATTCGTTACTCAGTATAAAGCAATGCCAGAAGACCAACGTCCTAAAGTTTTGTTTGTACTTGACTCACTAGGCATGTTGTTGACTCCAACAGACGTTAACCAGTTTAACGCAGGTGACATGAAAGGTGACATGGGTCGTAAGCCCAAAGCACTTACTGCACTTGTTCGTAATTGTGTTAACATGTTTGGTGATCTAAACTTGGGTTTGGTTGCAACTAACCACACATACGCAAGTCAAGACATGTTTGATCCTGACGATAAGATCTCTGGTGGTCAAGGCTTTATCTACGCTAGCTCAATTGTAGTTGCTATGCGTAAGTTGAAGCTGAAGGAAGACGAAGACGGTAACAAGATTTCAGAAGTCAAAGGTATTCGTGCCGCCTGTAAAATCATGAAGACACGTTACGCTAAACCTTTTGAATCAGTCCAAGTTAAGATTCCTTACGAAACAGGCATGAATCCCTACAGCGGTTTAACAGACTTAATCGAAGCCAAAGGTATGTTGAAGAAAGAAGGCAACAGTCTTGTTTACACAACCGCCGAAGGTGAGATTATTAAGAAGTTCCGTAAAGGTTGGGAACGCAATGATGACGGCTGTTTAGATACAGTAATGGCAAATATTACTGCTAATCCACACATGTTTGACAAGAGCGTTTCGCAAGAAGCTCCTGAAACAGTCGAGGAATAAATGGCAATTGACCATGAATCATGGTTGAGGAAGCAAGGTGTAAAGATCACTAGTCGGCACACCTTGCGCCGCGCTTCTGCTCCTAGCTATATGAATTGGGGCAGTGATCGAGAAGATGGTCGCATTGACTGGTCTGATCAGTTTACTACAACACAAGAACAAGTGTATCAGGTTGAGCTCACTGAGCAGACTATAGAACGGCTTGAACGGTTTGAGACAACTGTTAAACAAGCACTTGATTATGCTAATAGATTTAACGTAAGACAACATGTTGGACAATCAGGATATGGTGGTGCTGGACCAAATGATGTCAGTGACTACTTGATAGAAAATAAAGAACGACACTTAGAACTATTAAAAGAAAACTCGATGTACCGAGACGCTTGGAAAGAGTTCCAGTCCATCAGAGTCTTACTTGGCGAAACTCCCCATTGGCCTTAACGGTAATTTCTGCTATAATACACTATGTTGATCAAAGATCTAATAGAACAACTTCAAACATTGTATGAAAAGGAAATGATCCATGCTGATGTCATGGGCGATCCTGAAATTATGATTGATGTTTTTAAAAAGATCGAGCAAGGTGTATTTCACTACGCTGGTTTTAGTAACGAAATTAAAATCGAAAGAAGCGCAGACGGAGTTTATAACATACTAAGTGGATTCGCAAATGATTAAAAAACTTATGCAACGACTAGGCCGCCATAGAATTATCTTGGATAGGCAAAGCAACGAACCATTGTTAGAACGCTACTATGTGTTTCTTAAAGATCGTACATGGTTTCCGTTTAACATCTTTGTACATAAATTTTTTAAATCAGATCCCGATGACGTGCATGATCATCCGTGGCCTTATGCTACATTAATTTTAAAAGGTGGATACTATGAATGGATTCCTCAATTTGACAAACAAGGCAACAAGTTCAGTGAAATCGCTGTATGGCGAGGACCCGGCAGTTTTCGTGTATGTGGTGCTAACAGCTATCATCGTATTGAGCTTGATCCTAGCGTAGAGTGCTGGACCTTGTTTATGCCCGGCCCGCAAAAACGCGAATGGGGTTTCTTAGTTAATAACAAATGGGTTCACAACGAAGAATATCTCACTCAAATGGCAAAACAAAAATAACTGATTGACTAAGTATCGCAGTCAACTAAATGACAAAAACGGAGATTACATGATAATGAACGATTCAGGAGAAATGCTAGTGCAAATGTGGCTAGCTTTAAAACCATACATTGACAAGAAAGAACGAGCTGATGCCGCATTGGCATTTTTACATGCCGCAGGCGATTACCTAGATTTAGAAGTTGCCCGTGAAGATGGTGAAGGTTCTGATAGCTCGCTTGATTCAGCATTTGCTGAAATCTTAGGCGATGAGGAAGTTGAAGAAGACGAATCTGAAGAAGACTATTAATGAGTCAATGGTATAGAAAAGTTGTTGCTGATCTAAGTTGCCTTCCAGACTGTATTGAGTGGTTTGAAGGCGAGCTTATTCAAGGCCGCATGGAATTAAAAATAGTCGGCAGTCTTGAAAAAGCCAGTAGAGAAATGCCAGGTATTGTTGAATACAGATTCAACCAGCTACAAGAAATTGAAGCTATACTTGAACAACTTAACATCCAACTTCGTAAGATTAGAAGTGCAAAGTTTAGACAGTTCACTGAACATTACAATCGTGCGCTAACAAGCCGAGACGCAGAAAAGTATGTAGATGGTGAGCCGGAGGTATGTGACATGGATGCCATTGTCAACGAGTTTGCTCTTGTACGTAACAAGTTCTTGGGACTTACCAAAGCACTTGACATTAAACAATGGCAATTGTCTAACGTGGTAAAACTACGTGTAGCAGGCATGGAAGACGCAGAATTACGCTAATCTGCTTAAAAAATAGACAATTTTTAGGGTAGTACATAGTATTACCCTTTTTTGTTGCAAAAATACCACAAAAAAGTAGCAAAAACCGGTTGACTTTAGGCTCAAAACCGCTTATAATACATACATGGACAGCAAAAAAAGAGGGCAAAACAACCCGTGTTGCGTAAAAGCAACATAGCAAAAAAAGAGGTTGCAAAGTGTTCCAAAAGCGCATATAATAGACAGTATTGTTAAACCATTCCACGCAAAGGAAATTAAAATGTCAGCATACATTACTATCAAGAACGGTACATACCGTAACTTCAACATCAACAACCAGACATTCCAGCTTGTCGCTGACTACAAAGAAGGCACCAAGGGCGGCTATGTTACAGTTCTTGCAGACGAATCGCTTGGCGAGTTTGCAGGGCGCGAAGTTCGTGTTAAAGTAGACTCCATGCGAGATGTTGAGCCAGCCAGCGCCGCTGATTGTGCTACCACCAGCATCGAAGCTAACTACGAAACCCCAAAGAAAAAGGAAGCTAAAGTGCAAGAAACAGACGACCAAGCTATCGAGCGTATCCGTGAGCGTTTTGACATCTTGGAAGAGATGACAGAAGGTGCAGTTGATGGTACCGTTCGTGCTATGATCGTTGTTGGCCCTCCTGGTGTGGGCAAGAGCTTTGGTGTTGAGAAGGTGCTTGACAAGAGCGCCATGTTTGACAAGATTGGTGGCCGTCGCCCCCGTTACGAAGTTGTTAAAGGTGCAATGTCGGCTATCGGACTGTATTGCAAGCTCTACAATTACAGCGGTGAAGGTAACGTGTTGGTGTTTGACGACTGTGACTCTGTGTTGATGGATGAGCTGTCACTTAACATCTTGAAAGCGGCTTTGGACAGTTCTAAGAAGCGTACAATTTGCTGGAACACTGACAGCCGTATGTTGCGCTCAGAAGGTGTGCCAGATCGCTTCGAGTTCAAAGGCTCTGCTATCTTTATCACTAACATTAAGTTTGAGCACGTTAAGAGTGCCAAGTTGAAAGACCACTTGGGTGCATTGGAAAGCCGTTGCCACTATTTGGACTTGACACTTGACACGGCACGTGACAAGATGTTGCGTATCAAACAGATTATGATGGACGGTATGTTGGACCACTACGAGTTTGAAGAAGGGGCCAAGCAAGAACTGTATGAGTATGTTGACACCAACAAAGACAAGTTGCGTGAGCTGAGTTTGCGTACAGTTATTAAGATTGCAGACTTGAAAAAGATGTGCGGTCCTGGCAACGACAAGTGGAAGCGTTTGGCAGAGACCACTGTTATGAAACGTGCATAAGTTACCGACAGCTGACTATTTGCGTGGAATGTAGTCGGTAGGAAAGGGTTCTTAGGAACCCTTTCTTTTTGGCAAAAATATATTTTTAGACTTCTCAAAAAAACCGGTGATTTTGCGATAAGTATACGTAACCCCATTATCAGTTTCTCCGCTTTGGCATGATATGACTATACATTGCCGGCGGAGTATGTTATTATAGATACTATGCCAGGAATAACAAGACTAGAAATACGTGACGAGGTAAATGTAAAGTTCCATGAACTGGATGCCAGTACAAGACGTCGTTGCGAATCCAAATTAAAGTATCAGTTGCCGTATGCTTACCACGTGCCTGCTTTCCGATTAGGAAGGTGGGATGGTAAGATTGGTTTCTTTACTACTGCTGGTGCTACCTATATTAACTTACTGGATAGGATACTGCCTATCTTAGATGAAGAAGGTTGGCAAATTGAAATCGATGACCAGAGACAACCCCATAATCTAGATTTTACGGAAGTTACCGAAGACACGTTTAGTCACATACTTTGGCCTAAAGGGCATCCTGCAGAAGGTCAGCCTATTAAGATTAGGGACTACCAAGTAGAGTGTATTAATCGTTATCTTGCTAACCCACATGGCGTCCAAGAGATTGCTACTGGTGCAGGTAAGACACTGATGACAGCGGCCATGAGCTTGTGCTGTGAGCCATTTGGACGTACACTTGTTATTGTACCTAACAAAGACTTGGTCAGACAAACACATGCTGACTATGTTAACATGGGATTGGATGTTGGTGTGTACTTTGGCGATGAAAAAGACCTGGGACATACACATACTATTGCAACATGGCAAAGTATTAACACACTTATTAAGAGACACAAAGAAGGTCTTAGTGAAATAGGCATTGATGCTATTGTAGATGGTCTGGTTGCAGTTATTGTTGACGAGGTACACATGGCCAAGGCAGATGTGTTACGTACAATGCTAACTGGTCCATTCTCGCATATCCCAATTCGCTGGGGCTTAACAGGCACTATCCCGAAAGAAGAACACGAGTACATTAGTTTGTTGGCATGTCTAGGACCTGTGCTACACAGACTACAGGCAAGCGAACTTCAGGACATGGGTGTTCTTTCTAACTGCCATGTCAAGGTATTACAGTTTGATGATAAGGTTGAATACAAAACTTATCAAGAGGAACTAACATACCTAACATCAAATGAAAAGCGCATGGACGAGCTTTCCAAAACAATTGATGCAATTAGTAAGACAGGTAACACACTTGTGCTAGTTGACCGCATTGCTTCTGGCAAGATGCTGGTTGAACGTTTGCCTGAAAGTGTTTTCGTTAGCGGAGCAATGAAAAGCAAAGATAGAAAAGATGAGTATGATGAAATTACTACAGCAGATAATAAAGTCATCGTGGCTACCTATGGTGTGGCGGCTGTTGGTATTAACATTCCTCGCATCTTTAACTTGGTACTTGTGGAACCTGGTAAAAGTTTTGTACGTGTTATTCAAAGTATTGGGCGTGGTATAAGAAAAGCACAAGACAAAGACTTTGTACAAATTTGGGACATAACAAGTACAGCAAAGTTTGCTAAACGGCACTTAGCCAAGCGCAAGAAGTTTTACGAAGAAGCAAACTATCCCTACCAAACAGAAAAGGTAATTTATAAATGAACATTTTAACAGTAAACAATCAGACATACGACTTAGATAGGTTGCCTGAGGAGATAGATGAGGATCTTCGTTACGGAGTACTAGACTACAGCAACAGTTCTGATGTTGACTATATGTTTGTGCCATTGGTTTTCTTAGAAAGCTTCAGTTGCCCTGCGGCAGTACTGCGAATAGGCAAGCATGAATTAAAGGTTCCACTGGATTGGTCACTGATCATTGGCGAACCTGATCACGGAGAACCAGAAGTTATTAACGTAATGAGTTTGAACGACCGCGGCTTCAGTGCATTTGTGTTCAATCCTATTAACGGATACAAACCAGAGTGGCAAAAGGTAGAGGTTATTAACATCTATCAAGAAGTTAAATGGTATGTGCCTAAGTTAAAGTTTGGTCATGTCTTGGCCGTGCCACTTGAAAAGGGTGAGCAACCTATGTGTGCGTTCTTTCTCAAAGAAACAAATAAGATTCCAGAAGTACTTGACTTAAACAAGATTTGGTTTTAAAATACTAGCATGGCAACTAAGAAAAAAGAATCTGCTAGTGCAAAATACAAAGTTCCAATCGACCAAGTTATGACAGCAGTGGATCTCCGCAAGGGAGATTACTATGCCAAGCTAGGTGATGAGGACAAGAAAACTGTAAGCACTTACATGGCACAACGCTGGGCCAGTCAAGTACAAGGTACAAGAGACGTACAGGAAGAATACTTGGTTAGTGTCAATGAGTATAGTAATGTTGACTACATTGCTACCACCAGCGCACATGAAGAACTGAGATGGCGAGCCCTTGCGCTATGCGGACTAGGCTTTAAACAACGCCACGAGTTCATCCCACCCATTGGTGTAAAGAAGGACAAGTTAACAGAGTGGTTAATTAAACAGTTCCCCTCAATGAGCAATGAAGAGATTGACTTGTTTAAAACAATCAACGGTACAGATGTGTTTGAGGACATTGCTGTTTCCCAAAACATGGGTAATAAAGAACTTAAAGATTTGTTTAAATAATGACAATGGATTATCAATGTAAATTTTGCGGTAAAGCTTTTACACGCGAACGTACCTTAAGTAGCCATATGTGTGAGAAAAAGCGCAGGTGGATGTGTAAGGACGATATGGATAGTCGTATGGCGTTTAGTATTTGGACAGACTTTATGAAGTTTGTAAGTCCAAATACTAAGAAAGCCAAGACTGTTGATGACTTTATACGTAGTCCGGATTACATTGGTTTTGTAAAATTTGCTAATTACTTGATAGAGCTCAAGCCAGTTGAAAGCGACAAGTTTATACAGTGGCTTTTTAAGATGGGAGTTCGATTAAGTGATTGGCAACGACCCGGGACCTACCAGCTCTACGTTCAAGAAGCCGCTAAAAAGGAAACAGCTGAACGTGCATTGGAAAGAGCCATACTCGTCATGAGAGAGTGGGGTGAGGCAACTGGACAAGACTGGCAAAAGTTTTTTAACAAGATTGCGCCTGTAACAGGAATGAACTTGATAGTCATGGGCAGAATTAGTCCATGGATTATATATTCAACTGATGCGGCACAAACATTGTTGGACAGGATGGAACCAGGACAAGTCGACACAGTGGCAAAACATGTGGATACAGGATGGTGGATAAAAAAACTAAAGACAAATCAGGACGAAGTTCAGTGGATCAACACCACGATGGCGCAAGCACTAGATACGCTATGCTAGAGGCACGCCTAGCAGAGTTTATTTCTAAGTTTGACACCATGGCAGATGAGATGTCTGAGATTAAGAAACAACAAGCTGACTTGATTGAGTTTGTTAAACAACAATTTAAAAAATGAATTTACCTGACGTTGATATTGACTTTGCTGATAGAGAACAAGTACTTCGTTTATTAGCCCATGTTCCTGCAATGCAAGCAATGCCTAATGGCACAAAACAAAAGCATAAGACAGGTGTGTACTTCCACCCGGTGCCAGTAAATCCATTTACAGGTTGGTGCGACATTGATTATCAGCAAGCAGAAGAATTGGGATTCTTTAAAGTAGACTTACTCAATGTAAGTTTGTACCAACGTGTACAGAGCAAAGAACATCTTACACGTTTAGCTGAACAGGAGCCATTATGGGACTTACTTCAACAGGACGACTTTGTAAATCTGTTATTTCATTTGAACGGGCACGGGGATATACTGAGGAAGACTTGCCCTACTTCCGTGGAACAATTATCTGCCGTCCTGGCTATGATTCGCCCCGCCAAGAGGTACTTGATTGGGAAGTCATGGAATATGATTATGAAGGAAGTATGGACGAAGCCAGAGAATGGTGAGTACTACTTTAAGAAGAGTCATGCCACAGCTTATGCGGTTGCCATTGTAGCGCAGATGAACTTAATCTGCGAACAGATCAGCTACGGATACAGTTAATTCATTTTACGCACTAGACTAATTTGTCTGCGTTTAGTGCGTTTAGTGATTACATTGGTTAAGCTAGTTTGGTGTCCGTGTAGTACTTCAAAATCTTTGGTACTGTAAGTTTTAAGAGCATACACAAATCTACGCATTGGTTCTTTTAGAACAATGTTAATTGGTATCAAACGGTTAGAACCCCACCACCATTCCTCGCCCATTTCGACGAATAGCATTTTGTCCGTTTCATCCTTGAGTAAGTTATAAACATACATAGTGACAACTACAGCATCACTATTTTGTATGATTCCTACCAATTCATTTTCCCCATAACGCACCAAACTCATGAACGGGAAGCGTTCTAGGAATTCTTTTACTTTATTATCCATTGCTTTTACTTAGCATCGTAAAGATCCGGCTGTGCTAAATAATGCTATGGCAACATTAAACTTAACTATTCCTTCAGCTACCTTAAACTATGCAGGTGCAGGCACTGGTCCTAGCACTACAAGACAGGTTGCAAGCTACACCGACCAGCGTATTGTTTGGTTTAAAGGTGTTGACAACGTACTTGACATTAGTATTATTGGCACTGACCGTAGACCAGTTAGCTTGCTTCGCAGGGAAGTTACTTTAACAATGTGGGATAGAACAACAGGAAGCACAATCTTCCGCAGACGTGTTATTCCAACAATTGCTGAAAACGGACAAGCTCGTTTAACTGTATTTGCCCGTGACTTAATGACATTAGGAAGTGGTATCTATGCATTGGGTGCAACTTTTGTTAACGCAGAAGGTTTAGAAACAGCATTAACTTGGAACCGTGCCATGCAAGGTGCGTTTGATGTAGAAGTAAAAGATGCGGTTGTTCCAACAAGTAGAGCAACTGCTGAAATTACTGAATACCTACAAACACAAGTTGCTGGTACATGGATATCAACATCAATGAATGGACCACAGTTCTTTAAAAAGGACAGCTCATTGTTCACAGTTGGTATCTATGCTAGCAATTGGACAGGAAGCATCATTGTACAAGGCACCATGGATGAATCAATTGGAACATCCACTTTGTGGGCAGACCTAAAACCACAAGACTATACAACAGCTATATTAAATTTTAGTGGATATACTGGAATTGATCCATACAACTATTATGGTGGCGTTCGTTGGTTGCGAATCAAACGTGTAGATAATCCATCTAACGCAGGAACCCTTGACAAAGTTGTCGTAAGAGTGTAAACTGTACTCTATATGAGTATAGTTGAGACAACGCTACGGGCACATCTGCCTGCATTAAAATCAAACACAAACGGCTGGTTGACTATGAATTGCCCTATGTGCATTCAGAATGGACAGCCACGCCCTGACACTAAGCACAGGGGCGGAGTCAAGTTTGAGCAGGACCGTGTAGGCTATCATTGTTTCAACTGTGGCTACACCACAGGCTGGCGCCCTGGACAAAAGCTTGGCATCAAGCTTATCAAATTAATGCGTGTTCTGGGAATTGACGAAGGCGATATTCAGCGTTTAAAAATACAACTATGGGACCAAGTAGTTGAGGACGAAACGTTTATAGTAGAGCCTTACAAGAAACCAGAGTGGCCAGAAATAACTTGGCCATGGACTGTAAGGGAATTAAACTTAGAAGCCGCAGAGTACCTAGACAGTCGAGGTGTG